AATGCTTATAAGAAGGTAATGGAGGCATTATGAATCAAGATCACGTATGCGTAGTCTGCGGACATATACATGACGAAGCAACCGAAGGTAAGTGGGAAGATCTTCCAGCTGACTTTGAATGCCCTGAATGTGGTGTCGGTAAAGACGAATATGAAACTTTATAATCAGTCATAACAGTTAGGGGGACTTCGGTTCCCCTAAATACTTGTTATGATGAAAGCAAAAATATCCCCTAATCTAATTTCTTTTGTTACGATACGACGTGGGGATTGGATCATGAAAATTTCAGTGTTTAAAAATAAACATGTTTTATTAGTTGCTCAAAATTACTTTGCAAATGATCAAATAATTATTAAACAATTTAATCATCATGATGAAGCAGCACAATTTATTGAAACTCTAATAAGTGAGGAATAGAATGACAAATGTCAAAGTATTTAAAATGATCAACGGTGAAGAGATTATCTCCGAAGTTGTTGTAGAAAACGCTGAAACATATGGTTTGAAAAACCCAGCAACAATTATGTTACAACCAACAGCTGGTGGACAAATGGGAGTTGGTATTGCCCCATATATGCCTTATGCTGGAGAAAATGTATCCTTACGCAAAAATGCTGTTGCAGCAGAGGGTATCCCAGAACAAAGAATGATAGACGAATACAACAGGATTTTCGGCTCGGGAATCGAGATAGCCCCAGCCAGTGTCCTTGCGGGACTAAAATAACCCCTAAAACCCCTGTAGATACAGGGGTTTTTTTCAAGAAAACACTTTACTTTAATTCAAGAATATGGTATAATATAGTTATAGAAAATTGAAAAGGAGTTATATATTATGGGTCTCGATATGTATGCATTCACCGTCGCTAAAGGTCAACAACTTGGTGAGGGTGTTCAAACCACTGAATTGGCTTACTGGCGCAAGTTTAATGCACTCCACGGTTGGATGGAAGATCTCTATCGCAACAAAGGTGGTGCCGCAGAATCATTCAATTGTATTCCCGTTCATCTAACCGAAGAAGACCTTGATAGTCTTCAGGGTACAGTTGCAGCTGGCATGTTGCGACCACGTGAAGGATTCTTCTTTGGTGCCCAACAAATCTACCCAGAAGACATTGAGGAAACCCTCACATTCATCAAGAATGCTCGTGAGGCAATCGCTGACGGCAAAGATGTTTATTACGACAGCTGGTGGTAATCATGATTCTCATGAAAGAAACCACTGTTTGGAAAGACGTTACACGTCAACCGAACCATACCTATCTTGCAGATGAGAACAAACGCAAGATCTATGGTTACTTCAAGTGGCATAACCCTCAAGATTTTGAGATGTTGAAGAAGCCAATGACTATCGATACTCGGTATCGCACGTTCAAAGTTATCAAAACAAATTTGACTTTTAAAGCTGTTTGAGGTATAATTATATTATGACAAATCTAAATGACTTTTTTGAGAGCCTAGCGAGCAATGCATCTCGCAACTTCAAAATTGAGCAACTAACTTTACATCGCAATAACGAAGTGTTGCGTGAGGTTGTTCGCTTGGCTCTCGATCCCTTCACTCAATTTTACATTCGTAAGATTCCCAAGTACGAACCACGCACTGAGCCAACCAACGTGACGTTGAAGTTTGCTCTTGATTCTTTGTATGATTTGTCCTCACGACAAGTTACAGGAAATGCTGGTATTGCTCACTTGAAGGGTATGCTAGAAGTTTTGTCAGCCGATGACGCTAAAGTTATCGAACGTATTATTCAGAAAGATTTAAAATGTGGGGTTCAGGTATCAACCGCAAACGCAGTGTGGACTGGCTTGGTTCACGAATATCCAGTAATGTTGTGCAGTCAGTTCGAGCAGAAACTGGTGGACAAGGTAAAGTTCCCAGCACTCGTTCAAACCAAAATGGATGGAATGCGATTCAACGCAATTGTTCAGGATGGCAAGGTAGAATATCGTTCACGCAATGGCAAAGAGATTCAACTACTAGGAAATCTTGATGCTGACTTTATTAAAATGGCTGGCGATGTTAACTGCGTATTTGATGGCGAGTTATTGGTTGTCAACGAAAGTGGCGTCCTCGATCGCCAAACTGGTAATGGGATATTGAATAAAGCAAACAAGGGTACAATTTCAGCTACTGAGGCATCGATGGTTCGTGCTACTATCTGGGATGTTATTCCTTATTTGTATTTTATAGATGGTGAATGTCCAACACCATATGGTAAACGTATGGATTCGTTGAACATTCTTATTGATAAACATAAACCTGCAAAGGTTAAACTGGTTGACTCTTGGGAAGTTGATACTTACGAAGAAGCGAAAACTCTCTTTGAAGGATTGCTTGCTGAAGGTCAAGAAGGTATCATTCTGAAAGATAAGAGTGGTATCTGGGAAGACAAACGTGCCAAACATCAAATCAAATTCAAAGGTGAACTTGAATGTGACCTTAAGATTGTTGCCGTTGAACAAGGAACAGGTAAGTATGAAGGATTGTTAGGTGCTATTGTTTGCGAATCTGCAGACGGCATTGTTAAAGTTAATGTTGGGAGTGGATTCAATGATGAACATCGTAAGACGCTTAAAGAGAAGGATCTTCTGGGCAAGATTGTCGCTGTCAAGTACAATGCTCGTATTAAAAACAAATCTGGTGACGAAAGTTTGTTTCTCCCCATATTTGTCGAAGTCCGTGAAGACAAAGATATCGCGGATGCTTCTAAGGACATCAAATGAGCATCTTAGAGACAATCGTAAAACCAAAAAGATATTTTAGTGTTGCATCTAAAAAAGATATTGAGATGTACAGAAACTTTTTGGAGAGAGGCACTTGGGGTCATGACGGTTGTCCATTTGCTTTGGAATATCCATACTTGACTATTCCAGATATGATTAAAGATAAGTTAATCCATAAGTTTTTGAAAGTGGAAAAAAGAATATGGCCAAGAAATTAAATAAGTTGTATGTTTTAGTTGGAGTTCCTGGCTCTGGTAAGTCCACATGGATTAAAAATCAAAAGTGGACTGACAATTGCGTTATTGTTTCTACTGATGAGTTTGTAGAAGACTATGCGAAAGAATGCGGTCAAACCTATTCAGAAGTTTTTAGTGATTATATGCCAACTGCTGTTAAGTTGATGGCTGATAAAGTTGTTCGTGCACGTGATGCGGGTAAAGATATTATATGGGATCAAACATCAACTACTATAAAATCACGTGAACGTAAGTTCAATATGTTACCAGAGTATCATAAAATTGCAGTCGTGTTTAGAACACCTGATGAAGAAGAATTGATTAAGCGATTGAATAGTCGTCCTGGAAAAGAAATTCCAAAAGATGTTATCTCTAATATGGTTGATAACTGGGAAGAACCTACCCTTGAAGAAGGTTTCCATGAAATTTGGTATGCGGAGTAAATTATGAGAAAAGAACTTGATGAAGCACTATGCTCAAAGTATCCTCTGATTTTTCAAGATCGTAATGCGGATATGAGAACTACTGCAATGTGCTGGGGGTTTGAATGTGGTGATGGTTGGTATAATTTAATTGACGTTTTATGTAGCAAACTATATGCTCATTACAGTCAAGCGAACAATCGTTATCAACATCTGTTAGAAGTTGGCGTTGGGAATACTCTTTATGGAACTAAGGTAGTGACCCAAGAAATGCTTGATGAAGCCAAAGAAAAAATGGAACATGAACGTGGTCATGTTCCAGTTGCTGCTCAAGTCAAAGAAAAGTTTGGTGGTCTACGTTTTTATGTACAAGGTGCTATCGATGAGCACTATCACTATATCAGTTTCGCAGAGTCAATGAGTTATCATACTTGCGAAGTTTGCGGTGCTCCAGGAAAACGATGGACTGATGGTTGGCATAAAACCCTATGCGATATCCATGCAGAGATGGAAGGTCGCTCAGAAGAATATGCTGACGAAGGAGATGAATAATGTTTTATGGTAAAGAATCTATTCAAGAACAATTTGCCTTAGTTAAAGATAAACTATCACAACAAGAATTGTTTATCTTTATACCAATGCCTGAGTATAAACTAAACGAACGCTGGACTGATGAGTTTCGTATTCGTGATGGTCATACTAAATTAGCAGATGGTTCATGGGTCACTGTTGTTAAAATGACTAACTACCTTGACAAACTTCAGAAAAATACTGAAGAACTATACGATAATAATCAAAAATGTTATCGTGAATTACAAACTCTGAAACAACAAAGAACTGAAATGGAATTTGGTCTGCGTCATGCGCAGAAATCGCTACACAAAGCACTCGCTATTAAAGGAGAAAATGATGAGTGAATATACTCCTGACGTTTGGGTTATGTTAAAGTTTGATAACAGTAAAACTGTTGTCTATAAAATTCTTGCTGGTTGGTATGGTGGTTATCTGAATGGTGATTCATGGAAACTAAACAGCGGTGTAACTCATGTTGAACAAGATGGCGACTGGTACAAGTTCCATGGTTATAGTGGAAGTGTTTATGAGTGTCACAAAAATAACTATAAACTTTCTGGAATGACTTCTAGTATTCTTAATAAATTTTATGATGATATTGAAAAAGCTAATTTAGATATCAAGCTAAGTGTGATGGATGAAGGTACAACTAATTTTATGGAGTTAAATTATGTCTAATAAATCGTGGACTGTTGAAGTTGAACAGGCACCTGATGGTGAATACTTTATTCAACTCAATGATGAGATTCTAGAGGAATCTGGTTTTAAAATCGGTGATGAGGTTGAATGGATTGATCGTAAAGATGGTTCTTGGGAACTCCGAAAGAAGCAACCAGAAATGGCTTGGGTATTGGTTGAAGCAGTTCAACAATTCCGTATGCGTTATATGGTTCAAGTACCAGCAACCAATCCTGAGTGGGCAATGGATACTGTTGTAATGAAGGAAGCTAAAGAATTCTCTCAATATGATATGGGTGAAACTATCGTAAGTCATCGAGTGGTTTCTGAAGAAGAAGCATTTGAAATTTGTGATAAAGATAATGACTATACTAAATCTTGGAATGATGAACAAAAGATGCGTGCATTCTTTACCAAGGATGGAGAAAAGGTAGAACTATAATGTTTATGTTTGACGTTGAAACTCTTGGGGTTGAATCCAACTCCGTAGTTCTTTCTGCTGCTCTTGTTTACTTTGAGCCAGGAAAGAATCAAAACTATCAAGACCTACTTGATGGGGCATGTTACGTCAAGTTCAAAGCGAAAGAACAAACTGAAGCCAAGCGAACTATTGACCTTGGCACTTTAGAATGGTGGAAGAATCAACATCATTATGTACGTGGTTGCGCTTTAGATCCTAGTGGAGATGACCTAACAGTTGAGCAAGCATTTACAAAGATGCACAATTGGCTTAATAAGTTTACAACCCCTCAAAAACACACTATGTGGGCACGTGGTTCGCTTGACCAATTAGTTATTGACAGCCTAGCAAAGAAATTTGACTTGCAACCTTTAACCGACTATAATAGGTGGAGAGATGTAAGAACGGCAGTTGATATTCTCTATGGTACAACTAATGGTTATTGTGAAATCGAGTATCCAAACTTTGAACGTGCAGCGTGTATTAAACACCACCCTGTTCACGATTGCGCTTTGGATGCAATGATGCTAATGTATGGAAAACAAGTTTAATGGAATTTTATACTAATGTTCAAGTTGCTGGTGATAAAATCCTGTTGCGTGGTTATGAAAATGGTAAACCTTACCAACGACGCATAGATTATTTGCCGACCCTTTATGTAAACTCAAAGGGTAAAAGCAACTGGCAAACTCTTGATGGTATGTACGTTGATGAAGTACAACCTGGATCAATCCGAGAAACACGTGATTTCCTGAAACGCTATGATGGTGTTCAGGGATTCAGTGTTTTCGGGCAAACGAATTATGGTATTCAATACCTCAGTGATCAATATGACTATGATATCAATTGGGATATTGAACAGATTAAAATCTTTACAATCGACATTGAAACGAAGACCGAAGAAGGTTTCCCTAACCTCATAACTGCCAACGAAGAAGTTCTTTTGATTACAGTCAAGGACTTTTCTTCTAAACGTATTATCACGTTTGGTGTTGGTGCTTTCGTTCATAACCGTGACGATCTAGTTTACATTAACTGTAAAGATGAACAACACTTACTCAAAGAGTTTATCATTTGGTGGCAACAAAACTATCCAGATATCATCACTGGTTGGAATACCGACTTCTTTGACGTGCCATATTTGATTAAACGTATTACTCGTGAACTTGGCGAAACCCTAGCCAAGAAGTTTTCACCATGGGGTATGATTACTGAACGTAAGACGTTCATCAAAGGTAATGAAGAAATCCATTATGATGTTTCTGGTATTGCTCAACTTGACTATCTTGAGTTGTACAAAAAGTATACTTACTCCAAACAAGAGTCCTACAAACTGGACTACATTGCAGAGCAGGAACTAGGTGATAAGAAGAAAGAGAATCCTGGAGATACTTTCCGTGAGTTTTATACTTACCACTGGCAACAGTTTGTTGAGTATAACATTCATGACGTAGAGTTGGTTGACAAGCTGGAAGATAAGATGCGTCTAATCGAATTGCATCTTACTATGGCTTATCAAGCGAAGATTAATTACGAAGATGTTTACTCGCAGGTTCGTATGTGGGATGCTATCATTTACAATCACCTGCGTAAGAAAGGTATTGTTATTCCAATGAAGACTGGCGGTTCAAAGACCGAACAGTTTGAGGGTGCGTTCGTTAAAGATGTTCAAGTTGGCCAACACAAGTGGGTTGCCTCGTTTGACTTGAACTCATTGTATCCTCATTTGATTATGCAGTATAACATTTCACCAGAAACACTCACACACGAAAAGATTTCATGCACGGTTGATAAGTTACTTGCTCAAGAAGTTGATACCACTTATTTGAAACAACGTGACCTTTCTATGACTGCTAATGGTTGGTGCTATCGCCGAGATGTCAAGGGGTTCATGCCTGAGTTGATGGAACAGATGTATGGTAATCGTTCCAAGTTCAAGAAGCAGATGTTGAAAGTTCAACAACTATATGAACATGACAAAGGTAACAATGAACTTCGAAAAGAAATCAGTCGTCTAAATAACCTACAGATGGCTATGAAGATTGCTTTGAACTCAGCTTATGGTGCTATGGGTAATGCATACTTCCGCTATTTCGATATTCGTATGGCTGAGGGTATTACAACTTCTGGTCAGTTGTCTATTCAATGGATGGCTAATGAGTTTAATCGTTTCATGAACAAGATCTTGAAGACCGAAGGTAAAGACTTTGTTATCGCAATTGATACTGATTCAATCTATCTAACAATGGAAGAGTTGGTTGAACACTTTGCTGCTGATAAAGATGAAGCTGGTAAGATTAAGTACATGGACAAGGTTTGTGAAG